TCTTAATGAAGAACGCATCAGTATCAGTTAAGTAGTGGTTTACTACGTAACCTTGTGGGATCATTCCCATGCTACCGACTGCATTGATATCATTATCTGCAGTTCCAGTTCTACCTTGAGATTTCATTAATCTCTCAGCAGTAAATTGAAGCGCTGAAGGAATTATCATTTTAACTCCTTTTGCTGCAATTTTTAGACCTCTTTCATCAGTCATTGCTGCGATGTCAATAAGAGCTTGCTCTAACGAAGTTTCGTTAAGGTCAGCTGCAGTTGACAACTCATTTTTGAACGTTCCAGCTACAATTGGGTGAACTGCAGAACAAAGTTCTACGCCGTCACCACCTGTGAAGCTTGAATCAAATGCATTGTTTAATACATTTGCTGCTTTAACTTGTTTAGCATTTGCCATTGATCTAGCTAATGCTTTTGTATATCTAGACGCAAGTCTATCATACAAGTTATCTTCAATCGCTTCTTCAGTGATTGAGAACGCTAAAGCAAGCGTTTCGTGAGTGTATCTAGCAGTGAAAGATTCTTGTGCTGTATCGTAGTTAACGCTTGATCCTTCAGGTTTAACTGAAGCATTTGCGAAACCAGATAACATCACTTCTTCTTCAAAAGCTCTGTCAGAATTTTCTACGTCGAAAATTTCTGCATGCTCATCTGCATAGTTTTTATATTCCAAGCCGAATAGTGCATTCAAACCTGGCTCTAGTTCTTTAACTAGTTGTGATCTTGATATAGCCATTTTTTATTCTCCTATTCTAACTATTAACCTAGTGCTGTTGTTAATTTAAACACATGCTCACCAGTATTGAATACAACATATGCATTCGCATTTGCCGAGCTTGTATCACTATTGTCCGGATCTTTTGATATACCGATTTGTTTGAAACCACCTGATGTAGTAACAGTTGATGTATCAATTTCTGAAGTTGATTGTCCAGTAAGAGTGCTTCCGCCTACTCCTGTAAAATCAAATCCACCATGATTCATTGCTGCTGTTCCTGTACCATCATGTTGTGCTTCGAACACGATATATGGATCCGCATACACTGTAGCTACTATGTCTGAAGCGTTTGTGCTTGCAGGATAATAAGCTTTAAATGTAGGTTTACTTGTTGTTGGATCAGTATAAAACACGCCACCGAAAACACCTAATTGTTGAGTGTCTCCAGCTGCCGCTGCTTCTATACCACCTGCTGTAACTGCTTCAACTACTTGACCAGTAAAAATGTCTGATCCGTAGTTTGCAGCTATAGCATATTCTTCCGCTCTGATTTGTCCACCTGTAAGATGTCTTGTAGGTTTGAAACCGAACGCTGCGTCTTTGTTAGCCATAGTTTTATCTCCTTATGTACCTGCCTCGAAAGGCCTCCAGTACGATTTAATTTATCCGTTGGTAAGAATTGTTAAAAAATTAACTTTTCTTCGTACCACCGAAGGTTACACGAGTCTGTCGATCATTATTGATCGGCATACTTGGATGCTGTTCCTTCATTAAATCGTTTTCGATCGCGTCATTTCGGTCTTGAGTTTGTTGTTTAAAATACTCTTCGCGCGACTTAACAATTTCGTTAGGTATCCTTGCCAGCAAAAGGCCGCCAACTCCGATAACCCCTTTGTATTTCCCGTCGTTAATAGTTGGATAATCAACATCAGAATATTCATCAGATCTAACTAATTCAAATCCTGATCTTAACTTTGCCGACATATTTGATGAATCATCAAAACCCATCGACTCAGCTCTTATCCACCTGTGTTTAAAACCATCTGGTGCGGGTGGGGCATCTAAAGATGATGGTGGAGTCCAAACTTTTTTCTGTTCTTTAACTTTTGTTTGGCTCGCACGGGAGTCTATTTTTTTATCTGTCATATGCTTATCTCTCCTTCGTGATATTTAATTGTTTCGCATAAAGTTCTAGTGGCACACCTAATTTTTTAGCAATTGTTACTTGAGACGGCGTGAGTCTCACTGTTTTCTGCGACTTAGAATTCACACTTCGCTTTGCTGAAGCTACTGTTTGTGTAGGCTTAGTCGTTACCGTTGATTCAGTATTACCAAATTTATGCGGAAAGTCAAGCTTCATACGTCTATCAATCTCTTTGTAATACTCATCAGATTGCGCATCAAACCCTTCTTCCTCGGTTAGTTTTTTATGTAAATCAAATGCAGTGTAAGTCATAGCACTATCTGATCCAAACCATGGGTTTTTCTCTGCCCATTCTTCTGCTTTAGGATCTGATACTGTGTTTTGAGGTGCAATTGCTTGATCTAAAGTAGGAGTTTGAACAGGTGTTTTAACTTGTGCTTCCGCTTTCTTTTTTAAATTAGCAACTCTTGCTTCTTCTACACCTAGTCTTGCAATCATTTTCTGTGCTTCAACTTCAGCACCTACATCGCCTGCTTCTCTTGCTTTTATTAATTGTGCTTGAGCAGCTTGTAAGCCAGATGTTACTCTGCCTTCCATTGCATTTACATAGTTAGGTTCTATAGTTTTTAATCTAGACTGCAAACTCTCTTGTTCAGCTTTTACTTTTTGAGCCCACTCTACAGCAGCCTCTTTTTGACGTTCTGCTTCACGCCATTTTTTAGTTAGCTTTGCAATTCTTTTTTGCACTCCATCACTATATTCTTCTAATTCTTTTTTCTTCTCTTCTGTTTCTTCTTTAACTTCTGTTTCTTTTGTTTCTTCTTTAACTTCTATTTCTTGTTTCGGTTCTGTTTCTTCAACTTTTAACGTTTCCTTTGGTTCTTCTTGTTTTGTTTCTTCTTCAAGATTGACTTCAACTTCCGGTCCGGAAGTATCTATATCAACCATGGGTTCATTTTTCTTTTCTTCTTCTGGCATAGTTTACTCCTTCTATGTTTTAATATTGATGAAATATATCTTCAGGGTTTTCAATGGTTGCTAAAATCTCATCGTCATTTAGCAGTCTAACTTCCCCACCATCTATCTGTATTCTTGATCCAGCATATCTTGCAAAGATAACCCAGTCACCTTTTTTACACCAAGGTCCTTCTGGATATCTTTCTTTATCATAACAATGCGGGCCCATTTTTAAAACCATTCCACAATTAGATCCAACTTGCTGTCGTTCTAAAGTTTCTTGTCCTAAATATAAGCCACCTTTAGTTTTCTCTCTCATTTTAAAAGGTAAAACTAAAAGTCTCCAGCCTGTTGGTTCTGGCAACTTACTATCTTCAGTTTTTGATAAATCTTTTTCTGGTTTTTTTTCAGCTTGTATTTTATCTAATAAAGCTGTCTTAAGTTTTGGGACCTCTTCTGTTGAGGTCGATAACGGTTCCTTGCTCATCTTTTTGCTCCTTATTGTCTAGCAGGTTAGAGATTTCCTGTAACATTAGTTGGTATGTTCTTGCTTGTCCTAACATATACTGATATTTTTCCATATTGTCAACACCACCACTTATTAGAATGTCGCCAACTTTTTGTAAGTTGTCTCTCATTAGTTTTTGCATTTTTGATACTATGGTTAATCCATCTTCCATTACATTTCTGTCCTTTCTAATCTAAAATCTTGTAAAGCTTTTAACTTCTCATCTGCTTCAGCGATTTTTTGTAACTGCTTATCTACTTCGTCAATGTGTTGTGGATGTTCTCCAATACCAACAGGATTTTCTAAATAGATTTTTATTGTTGCGTGTGCTTCTGCTACTTGTGCTTCGTATCTAGCTTCAAGAGCATCTATTATTGCTGTTCTCATTTAACATTTCCATCTTCTCCGTGCTTGTCTTATTCGTGAGTTAGGATCGTTACGAGTTTTTGCTGATGACCTTTTTAATTGTCCTAGTGATCTAGCGCAGTATGATTTTCTACGATTAGCAGCTTTTGATCCTGGCTTCACTTTTCCAGTCACGGCTGTTTTTAATTTACTTCCAGGGTTTGCTGCCCTGTAAGCTCTTACACCTTTTGCTGTCATTCCAGCTCCAGATTTTGTTGGTCTATAGTTTGCACCCTTACCTGTAGTAGTTTTTCTTATAGGGTTCTCTCTTCTAGTTGCCATTATATTCTTTGTAAATTTGGATTGTTAGATAATATGTTTTTTTCTGCTCTAGGTCTAGCATTAGAATCTTTACTTCTTTTTCTAAGTTGAGCAATAGCAGATTCTTTTAATGCTTTTTCTTTTTTTAATCTTTGTAAATCTTTTTCTAAATTCATTATGCAAATGTCTTTACGTTAGTCGGTTTTCCGCCCGGATTCCCCGCAGCTCGTTTTCGTTTGACAGCACTCGCCTTTTGCGACTTTGTCATTCGTGTGGCTTTTGCAAGTGGGACGCATTTCGGATATTTTCGCTTCGAACCCTTGCTCCGTCCACATGGTTGATACTTGCCATCCTTCTTTGGTGCTCCAATGTCTACCCATTTTTCTTTTACCCATTTTCTTAATCCACCTTCTGCAAAATGACTACGCACAACCGGCTCTTCTCTTTCTAGCCATGCCTGCCATCAAACCACCATTAGCAGCTTTTTTACGACTATCTTTTTTGCCACCTGGTGTAATTTTTCCAGAACAAACTCCTGATGCATACATATTAGCATACGCTGAAGGGTAAACTTTAAATTTACGTTTTGCTGCTGCTTTTCCTTTTGCACAAAGTTTTGCCATTATGATCTCGCCGTTTGTTTTGCTCTTGCAAAGTTTGCTGCAGTTGGTGCACCTTTAGATCCAGCTTTTCTCATCTTCTCACCTGAACCAGCTTTGATTCTAGCTTTTTTGGCTGCGATGTTTGCATAAAGACCTGGACCACCGCCAGCTCTTTTAACTCTGCCACCTGCTTTGTATTTTGCAATTTTACTTCTACCTTTAATTTCTTTTCCTGGCATTATACTTTACCACCTTTTCTTTTCATAGCTCTTCCGCCACCAGCGTAAGCTATACCACCACCCATGAAAGGTGATCTTTTATCTTTTACTATACCACCCATATTATATTCAGCAGCAAGTTTAGGACTTATTTTTTTTTGAACTTCTTCAGGTAATTTATTAAACCCTTTTTTCTCACTTGGTATTTTTTTACTTTTATCCATTATTTTTTTCCTCCTTTAAATATTTGTGTTCCCTTTATACCATAAATACTCGCCACGACAAGGATCCATAAATTTGTGAACCATTTTGGGAGGTCTTGAAATTGGTCAAAGAACTCTTTTATTTTTTGAGATGCAGCCGGATCGTCCGAGAAGACCCCGTACGCAATCACCAAAATTGGCAGCGTTAGCACGACCAAAACGAACTCGTCTTTCCAGTCCGATTGACGAGCTTCTAATAGTTTACCAGAATATTCTAACTCACCAGAAGCCATTTTTTCTGCATGTTTGGCTTGTGCGTTAGCCATCATCATTTTAGTCTCTTGTTTTTTCTTATAAATGTGACTTCCAGCGTTTACTGCAAGTTTAAGTGCGCTAAATATTGGAAATGCCATAATATTATCCTTTTCTTACAATTGAAACAGCATCAGGTATCTTTCCTGCTGATGGAATTGTTTTACTTAAAATTGTTTTTTCAATAGAAGTGTCTGCTCTTAGTTTTGCAAGCTCTTCATTTTGATCTAATTTTTCTTCTTGGTTTTCTTGGTTCATCATAGCTCTCATTTTATCAAGATTTAGTCTTTCTTCACCTTCTTTTTCTTTTCTAGCGTTCTCTTGAGCTTGTAAATCTAGTTCTCTAGATCTTAATTTAGCAATTGGATCGTTATCAAACTGTGAAGTAATCTTTTTCTCTTCTTTAGCAAAATCATCCATCATTTCTGATATTAAAATTGCTTTTCTACCGTCTATTTTCTCTTGTAACATCTTTGCTTGTTGTTGCATTTGTGGATTTTGTTGTGCCATTTGCATCATTTGTTGCAATTGAGGTAATTCTTGTTGGAATTCTACTTCAATTTGTTCTTGAGCCATTAAACTTATGTGTTCAAGTATGTTTTTTTGTATTGCAGCACCAACTGCCGGTGAATTTTTTACCATATTTGTCTCCATAAAGTTTAAATGCGCTGTAATATGCGCTTGATGGTCTTGTCCAGGAAATGCTTGAAAAGGTTTACCACCTAAGGCATCAATATGTTCTAATGCAGGGTCTTTTGGCATTGGTTGTTCTGGTTTTTTTAATATTAAATCAATATCTTTTACCCCTAGTGCTTCATACATGTTTCGATACACTTCGTATTGATTATGTATTTGAGGGTTTGAAGCAGCTAGTTGCATTTCCGTTTGAGCTAAAGATATCCTTTGAGTTTGACTAAAGATATTAGGATCAGCAACTGGTAAAATGTCTACTCGATCGTCAAAATCAGATTGTTTAATCTCATTTTGTCCACCAATAACATCATAGGGGTAAACTGGAGGTAAGTATAATTTAAATACTCTAGCTAAAATCATAAATTCTTTTTTCATTGCAGCATACATTCTTTTATGGATCGCAGACATTACTCTCGATCCTCTTTCCAACATAGCGACTGTCGTGCCCACTGCTGCTTGTTGGTTCCCGTCTCCTACTTGCAGATCGGCAATCGATGCAAATCTTTGCCCTGCTTGTACCACGACACCCATAAGTGATAATAAAGTTTGAGATGGTTCTTTAAATGGTAATGTCATAAATGCATCTTTCAAGTTTCCACCTGGTGCATCTACATCTCTAAATTCTCCTGGCTGTATCGATTGTGCTTCGTCTCGCATTTTAATTCCACGCATTTTAAATCCTGCGGGTAAATTAGATAACGTTCCTGCATCTAACAATTGTCTTAATGCAGCTGTGGCTGTTCTTGATAAACCACCAATCATATGAGTTAAACCAAAACCATAAAAACCTAAGCCTGGTAAAAATTTAAAGTGTACAAAATAATTTATTTTTCTTTTTAATGGATCTCCTATTTCATAATTACGTCTGATAGATAAAACTTTTCTTGTTCCTTCTTCTACAGTTACAATGTATGGAATTTTAATTCCTGTAGGTTCGCCGTTTGCTCCAGCATCTTCAAAACCTTCTAGGTCTAAATCTACATGACATTCTAGAAGAGTATACATTCTTTGATCTCTTCCTTTAGATGTACCATCTAGTTCTCTTTCAGCTTTTTCAGAACTTGTTTCATCCATGTAAGATGGATTAATTTCTATGTCTCGATAGAATCCACCTACTTGCTGTTTTCGTAATTCATTTTCTGACATACGAACTCTGTGTATAATAGATTCACAATCATCAAGTGATGTTGCAGTATAAGGTACAACAATATCAACTGCGGGTACAAATTTTGAAACTGCTCTTTGCATAATTTCATCATAGTAAATTTTTTTAAATGATGAACCTGCTAGTGGTAAATAAAATAACATTTGATCAAACTCTGCTTCGTACTCTGGCATCTCTGACATAATTTGATAATTCATAAATTGTTTTACTCTCATAGACTGAGCTTCTTTATCAGGTGTAGGCATGCCTATGATTTGAGTTCTAACAGGGCCAGCGGCAGGTAATAGTTCTTTGTAAGCTAGTGCTTGAAACTGAGTAACAGCTTCTGCTAATACTGGATGAGTTGCACCACTTGCACCTTTAAAAGGTTCTGTTCTATCGTCGTAATTAAAACCTAAAAGTTCTAGCCCTTCAGTATAAGTTTTTTCCCAATCTTTTCTTGAAGATTTATAATCTGCATAGTCTTCATACATTTTACTACCTAATGGATTTAATACATCGTCAGGTAATAGTTCAGCTAAATTTGCAAAATGGTCTTCGCCTTGTTCTTGGCTTCCTATTGATGGATCAAAATTTATATCGACACTACCATCTTCGTTTTGTTGAACGTCAATTGGTTGATCAACATTTTGTTGATCTTCTTCTAACTCAACTTGTATGTCTTCAACATTTGGAATATTAATTTCTTTTCTTACCTCGTTGGGTAAGGCCTTGTCTATTTCTGCCATTTATTTTCTCCAGTTTCACTGTCTTAACAGTATTATATCCAATATTCAAGCCTTGTGGATTAGGTCCACTTTTAGGTGGAGGTCCGAATTTTTTGCCTTTAATCATTAGTAATATGTTCTTTTAGTTTTAATAATTTTTTCCTCTTCATAGTCTTCAGGATGTGGAACTAATCCTCCTTGTCTAAAACGCATTATGGCTTGAGTCATACTATCAACTAAGTCATCATGATCTCCATAAGGAAAAGCTGCACACTCTTCAATAACCTCTTCTGCAAATTTTTCTTCGGGTGCCCACACCATACCACTTTCAAACAAAGGTGCAACTGCATTTACACGTGCATGTTTATCGTTTCCTTTTGAAGGTGTGTAGTTAACAACTGGTATACCCATGTTACGAAGTTCGTATGTTAGTGGTAGGCCACTAGCTTTTGCTTCAATCAATACAGTTTCTGGTTTCCAATAATCATATTGTTCTTTAGCAACACGACGAAGATCTGGAAACTCGTACCTTCCTTTTAGTGCATCTACTAATATTAACTGCTGTGGACTATCTTCTGAATCTCTAAAGACACCCCAAGTGGTGATAGCACTATAATCGGCTGTTTCTTTTTTCATAAACGCTGTGTCATAAGATTGAATAACGTGTTCTAAAGGTGGCATATCTTTTTTATCCCAAACATTCCACCACTCTCGTTTAATAATTGCACCTTCTTCAGACGTTGGATTTTGCATCCATTGTGCATTCCATTTACCAATAGATAACGATGCCTTAACAGTCTCAAGTTCTGCTAGTTTCCAATACTCAGGCCATACTGGTTTATTCGATGGCATAATAGCTGGAAACTCAATCAACTCCCATTGATCTGACTTAGCCTCTTTTTGATGTTTCAATAACTGACCCGTTAGATCTTTAACATTCCATCGTGTCATTACACAAACGATAGCACCACCTGGCTGCAACCTTTGACGTGGACCTGATGTATACCATTCATACGCACGCTCAAGAGCTGTTAGGTTCATTGCGTCTTGCTCTGAGTGTGGGTCATCAATAATCAATAAATCTGCACCACGACCTGTTATTGCTCCGCCAACACCTGATGCAAAGTATTCACCGCCTTGTTCGGTTTCCCATCTGCCCGCTGCTTGACTATCTTCTCTAAGCCTTGTCTCAAACACTTGTTTGTATTCTGTAGAGTCCATTAAAGTTTTAGCTTTACGCCCGAATCTAATGGCTAGTTCTCCGGTGTGAGTAGTTTGAATTATTTTAAGCTTTGGCTTACGCCCGATCATCCATGCGGGTAGCAAGGAGCTGGCGAACTCTGACTTTGTATGTCTTGGTGGCATATTGACAATTAATCTTTTAATTTTGCCTTCTGCTATTTGATTAAATTTTTCTGCAATAATTTTATGATGTCTACCTTCAATAAATTCTGGCCACATATGTTTGGCAAATGACAGAAAATCTTGTTTTACCTTAGATATTTTTTTCTTTTCATCGAGCTTCAAGTACATCTTCATGAAGTCCTTTTTCACGTCAGGTGGGAGTTTTTTTATTTTATCTAAATCAATTTGCATTTTGAAAAAAATTTTTTAAAAAATTTTCTAATTAATGTTTTTAACAATTATTGTTGTATTCCTTATTGTTTTGTAAATCAATAATGATTTTGAGGTCTTAAACCGTCTAAAACTCGCAATAATGACTAACATTAGTTACATTTTTCTAGAAAAAAAGAATTAAGTAAAAATAACTTTTATGAATTTGCAAGTGTCTTGGTACCTCTATCAATCCTATAATCTCTCGCAACTTGTGACGAGTGGCTAGTGATTATTAGTAGTGATAACTGTCGACTATCAATACTAATTATAAATTGTTTAGAACAATTCTAAACTGTTTCAAGTTTACCAATACAATCGGCAAGACCCTCGCAACGTGGTTCTAGTTTCAAGCCACGAGTGGCGAGGAACTCGATCTGATCGCCCTCATAAAGTTTTAGTTCCTCATCAACAAGTTGCATTGCTAAGATGAATGAGTTCTTTGGGTGTTTGATATGGAACGCAATTTGATGAGGTGAGAACCTCAATTGATTACCTTTAGATACTTTCAACTCAACTGTAAAAAAGTGTTTATTTTTATTATATCCGAGTAAATCTGGCGTTCCTAAATGGCTAGTATTCTCGATCTTTGTCCACTCTATTTGAGGAGTTTTATTCTTTAAATACTTCCAGAGTTGTGCCTCATTTTGGACCATTTTTTGCCGTAGTTGATGCCTTATTTATAAGGGTTTTTATACTCTATTTAGTTGAATAAATCTTTAAATATAATGATATTAAATACAACTCTAGGTAGAGTTAAAATAGAGCTATAGATTATATGCTTGTTTATATTATGGGATATTGTAAGATATTCTATATGAAAGATATAAAAAACAAATCAACAGAAAGTAAAACAATGACTAAATATATATACAACAAAGACAGTTTTGATAATGCTCTTGAGGTTTCAAATTATTCATGGGGCTTTAGATTAAAAACTAAAAGAAGAACATGGATTGAAACAAATAAAACAAAAGGCGACAGAGTTTGTTTCTCTACTTTAAATCCTAAAACTGACAAATGGTGTGCAGTTAAAAAATCAACATATAATGCAGTTGATGTTTTATTTGTAGATGAGAACGAACACATCAAGTCAATCGGACTTTGGAAATATGGAACAAATGAAAAAGATCTTGAAAGCTTTATTTCTAAGATTGATTATAATTCATTAAGTTTGTTACAAAAGAAACAGATTGAAAGAATTAAAGCAGTAAACAAAGTAATGAAAAATGTTTCTTTTAAGGTTGAAAAAGTTTCTGAATATAATCTTTCCGACCCTCTCGACCTAATAAGAATGAGAAGAGACAACAACTCTGAAGAAACTAAAAAGAGAGAACAAGAACAAAATCAAATTAAAGGTAAAATTGTAAATGCTATCAATAGCACTTACAATCAAAGTTTGATTAAAAACAATTTGAAAGGAGAATAATAATGACAAAAAAACAATTAAGAAGATATGCATATTTTTTAATTAGAAAAACTTTTGGTTCATTCCATTTTGAGGAATGTTTATTTGATGGTTTCTTTTCTAAAAAACAAGCAAAAAGACATGAAGAAAAAGTTTTTGAAATAATAGGAAGTAAAAATTCAGATTATTTTCAAACTGATGCGTTGGATTATGCTTTTGACAGATATCAAAAAGAACCAACTCCAAAAATAAATGCAACTCAATTACAAGCCTATAAATCAAATCCAACTTATAAGACTATAATTGAATACATTAAATAGATCGAAACACCCTCAATTGGGGGTGTCTTGTGTTAAATACACAACTGATGAGATCAGAAACAAAACGAAAGAAGGAACAATGAATATAAAAGAGTTAATTAAAAATAATAAATATATCTGTAATTCAGATAATAAAAATTATATGGAAATTACAGAATTTAAAGACAATAAAATTTCTATATGCCCTCAAGGGGGTGGATTTGTTAAATCTATAGATATAGACAATGGAAAGTTTATTGAGGATGTTGTTAGTAAAAAAATTAAATTCACTAATAATATGCCAATGGAATGGAAAAAAGTTAAATTATTTCATGATCATTGGATTTCAGACAATAATAAAATTGAGCATTATATCGAAGGATATGTGACTAATCATAAATGGAATGGATGGTCAATTCCTATGGTTGAACTTGACCAAATTAAAAAATTTAATGAGATACAAGTTAAAACCAAATATATGGATGATTTTGCTATTTTTAAAATTATTGATGATGAAAATATATCTATCAGAGATTTTAACGAAGATGAGATAATCACACTTGAAAGATCTGAATTTAATGTGAATGGTAAAACAATTAAAGCTTTTGATGTGTCACTTGGTTGGACTTGGTCAGAAGAAGAAATAAAAAAAATAGAAAGGAAGAAATAAAATGAATAAATCAATAACAATAGCAAACGACAATAATGAAAAAATGTATCTTTGTACTTGGAATGATGGCGACATAGTGCAAGTTCACACGGAAAAAACATTGAGAACGGAGTATGAAGGAACTAATTTATTTGATGAAGAAAAAGATGAATTGGTCAATGATTCAATGTTTAATTGGTTTACTTTGATACCAACTAAAGCATATGACAAAGCAAAATCTTTGGATGAGGTTTTCAAAAAGTTCAATGATGAGGAAAATTATTCTTTTGTTGGTTACACATGGCAACTAGATAATTGTAAAATAGAAAGAATAAAATAATGGAGCCAATAACAATAACATTAAAAAGAGCAGTTTTTATAATTAAACAACATGGCAATTTAGACGAACTTGACAGTTTTTTTAAGGAACTAGGCAGAAAAAAAACCTATAAATTAAAAGACCTCAAATTGTGGCTAGGTTATTAAAAATAAAATAGTTAATTAGAAAGGATAAAATAATGAGTACATACTACAGACCAACAGAACCAATACCTTTGGCTAAAATTAAAAAGCTTGAAGATATAAAAGTTATTTTCGACAAAGAGCAAGATACAGAAATACTTTTTGATGGAACTAACTATCTTCATTTTGCTTGTGATAAAAATAAAAATGTTATTGATATTTTTAGATACGGCAGAAATAATGAAACCAATATTTTAGAAACTTTAGAGAAAGAGTTTGAAGTTTCTATGATTGATGAACATGATGAAGAATACCAAGACTTTCAAAGTGATGACACAAATGTTGTTACGATAACTATGGGAGATAAATAATGAACACATATATAGTCACAAGATGGGATAAAGTTAAATCTCAAAAAACAATAAAAGCAAAATCAGAGGAACAAGCGTTAAAACAAATAGATGATGAAGGTTTTGATGAAAGTTTAGATGAGGTTGTTTCTTCAGAAATTGAAATAGAAAAAGAAAGTTATGCAGAGTGGAACCAAAAAGAACAAAAATATGAAAAATAAACCAATACAAAAAAGTTTAGAGGTATTAAAAAAAGAAATGCTTTTAAGTATATTAAGTGTCAAAGGTGTAATTTACACTAATTATAAAAATAAATTCTCTCATAGAGACACGGAGAGTAGCCTTGAAACCTTTTTAGGTACTAGAGGTCATACGGAAAAACAATAGAAAGGAGGAGAATATGAAAAAATACGAAAATTATGTAGTAATAACTGACGACAAAGGCGAGAAACACGCTTTTTATAACTTCCATGAGTTAATAAAATACATGGATAGTTTTAAAATGTCTTTTTTACCAGATGGATTTAGTTATACAATCCACGAAGAATAAAAAAAACAGTAAACAGAAAGGAAGAAACAATGTCAGAAAATATAAGAGAGTGTGTTAAATGCACAAAGAAAGAAGATAAAGAAAATATGTTCTTAGGTATAAATGATATTATTGAAGACTATGTATCAGAAGAGACAATAAATAATTTTGAAAAAGATTATTTAAAAGGCATGAGTATTAGCGATTATTTTTGTGGTACTTGTGCAGATCAATCGTTAAAAATAATGGAGAAAAAATGATAGAGCCACAACATATGCTAGTAGAAGAAAGAGGTTTAGAAAGACAAATTAAAAAACTAAAAGATTTAGTTCCTACAGAAAGAGATGCAAAAAAAGATGATTTTATTTATACCTCTAAATATTTACAAGAAAGATTGATGTCTATTATTGAAGATTTAGAAGTAATTAAATTTTCTGTAAAATCTGAGAATGACAGAATATTAATAGATAGATTTAAACTTAAATAGTTAATTTCTTAGCTTGTAGGTTAAAATGTATAAATCTAAATGGGTCTATACCATTGTCCACGCTAAATTGGTGTGGTAGCCATGAGTTAAATAATAAAAGTGTACCAGGTTTAACAGAAAAAATCTGTCTCTCCATAGCTGGACAGAGCTTAGAATGGTCCTTAATAGGTAAATTAAGCATCATGCGACCTTGACGAGGGTCGTGGAAAATAGGTTTTGATGTTTTGTCAGAGCATTCGACAAAATAAAAACCAGAAATATGATTATCCCAATGAACATGAGTATCTTGATGTCCACCACCTTTTGTTGCAAACTTTTGTATCCACATTTCAGTATAATCTAAAAAATAATTAGTTAATTCAAAACCTTGTTGTTCTAGAATATTTCTGCTTGTGTTTCTAATTAAGAGCTCAAACTCTGAAAATCTATCGTCTTTGTATAATTCGGCTTGTGAGTGATAAGACATACCATGATCGCCAATATCTGTTTCTAATTTTTTGCGTCTTGCAGCAATAGTTGGTTCTGCATTTAATATGGCTTTGTCTGTGTGTTCGTTACAAACATCCATAAAATTTTTATTTTCTAAGTATTGTGGCAACTCTGCTTGGTATACAAAGGTATCAAATAAAGATGTAGTTTTTAAATTACTCATTAAAGAATGATACCACCATGATCTTTGACAACTTTACCCATAGGTGCCTTCTCAGGAATAACTTCAATCACTATTCTATGGCTCTCTCTGTGACCTATAATTTTATTTTCCAATAATTTTACAGATTTAATGTCATGAAATACGCCATCTGGTGTCATTACTTGCATTCTAGCGTGTTTGACTGTCTCTGCTTTCAAAAATTTATCTAATACTTGTCGTATCAACTTAGCGTCAATCATGGGTTGCTTTTTACATTAAGTTACGGTATTAGTCAACTATGGGTGTACCAAAAAGATTAACAGAAATGCAAATTAAATTTGCGCACGAACTTGTAACCAATGAAGGTCGTAAATATGGCTATGAATGTGCGATAGAAGCAGGTTATGAAAAAGATAGAGCAAGAGTTACAGCTTCAGAATTACAAAATCCAAAAAAATATCCATTAGTTGTAAAATATATTGGAGAGATCAGAGAAGAATATCAAAAAAAATATGATGTTACTTATGGTAGACATATAACAGAACTTGGTAAAATTAGACAACAAGCTTTAGAAAAAGGAGCTTGGTCGGCTGCCGTCAATGCAGAAGTTGCTAGAGGTAAAGCTGCCGGATTGTATGTTGAACAAAAAATAATTAGAACAGGAAAGTTAGATGACTTATCTGCTGAGGAACTAGAGGCGAGGATGAAGGATATTGTAGATCAATATTCACCCATACTTGAAGGTGTTGAAGCAGAAGATATTACTAAAGAAGTAAAAAAGAAAGTAAAAGAATCTAGGTTGCCAAAAATAAAAAAACTTAATTAAGTTTTTTAATCGATTGTATTACTGCTGTTGGAATTATAGTTGTATTACCAATTGTATCAAATGTTGGTCTGTCTTTTGTTTTTATATAATCAGTGAATATTCTTGTGATACCATTTTTTTGACTTACCAAGTATCCTTTAGAAACACATATGGGTAACTGTTCTTTGTTTAATGATTTAGTGTCGGACCAACCAGCATCACCTTCGATATCAGACCACTCTATCTCCACAAACGGGTATGCCTCAATCTTGTTTCCTAAAGATTTTAAATTTAAAGGAATTATTTTTTTGTTTTTTATTTTTCTTTTGGTTCTTTTTCTTTTTGGCATGAAAATATCCTGGATTGTGCTTTGAGTTGAATTTATCCCAAAATTCTTCTTCTGTCATTATTTATTGTCTTCCACATTTTTTACACATTTTCAATCTTAAATAAGCGTTGGTAATCGTAACTTTCTACATTTTACACATTTTTTGTTTTAAAAGTGTGGAAGATACTATTGTTATATACCAACACTAATAGGTGATTTTAAGCTATTTTCCACAAATAAAGACTCAAAATACTTTCAGAGACTTGCACGCCCAAAAACATTTTGAAAAGTGTGGAAATGTGGAAAACGCACTATTATCTATATATACCAACACTTATAGCTTCCACACTTTTAAAATAAAAATGTGGAAAATGTGGAAAATATCAATTTTACGCCGTTTTTTGGCACCCTCTTCCACATTTTTGCTTTTTTAAATTGTGGCGATTGTGTGATTTAGACACATTGTTGCCACATTGTTGTATACTTATGTCGCAGTGTGTTTTTCTTGCAACATGTAATAATCAGAAATTTTTCGTAACCACTTCCATTTGTACTCCCGAAACTCGCTCCCATTCACAATAAACCTCTGAAAGAAGTTATCTGGTGTACACATTAAGATCACGCCTTGTTCGATATTAGTACCAAAAATGCAATCATGGGCTGTAGCATACGCTACTAGCTGCAACTTATAGTCTTCTATCCACTCAGCTCTTTTTGGCTTGTTTGACTGCTTGAAATCTATTATGCTTTCGCGCCCCTGATACACGCCACATAGATCAGTTTGCCCTGCATATAAACCAGGATAATACAACGTACACTCGACACCCCATACTTCTTCCAAGTCGGGAAATCCCTTATCAATAATAGTTTGCCCCATGCTACTCGCCTCTCGCCCCACGTCAGTCAGATCAAGCACCTTACCACCTTTGACATAGTGCTCTAGATACGTGTGCATGGCAGTACCACGTGTTGCTGCCGTATTTTTTATCTTCTCAGCCTCTACCTCACCTACTTTAGCTTTCCACTTTGCCAAGCTTTCAGCTTTACTAGCGTCTTGTGTCGAGGACAATATAGTCGTGACACTAGGTAGTTTTTCATTATTTATAGAATACTTACGAACACCATCAATTGATGATCTTACAGTCTTCGGATATATAAATTGTTTATTCCATTTCATACTCTTCTCCTTCTCCCAAATATTGTTCTCCAAAACCAACTTCTACATATAGATATAGCCGTAAATATGACTGCGATATGAAAACTCTCTAGCACCGTGGGGTGCAAATCAAAAAACGGAAATATAAAAAGTTGTATCATAGTCGATAGTATCAAACCGCTGCCTACATCAATACACGTTTCAAATAGATGTCTCATTCTTTTTCGGCTTTGATGATTGCTTTGCCGATTTCTTCGACGATTTGCGGGACGATAGAATTGCCCAATCCTTTAAGTCGGTGTACCCTTCCGGATACCCCATGAGCCACTCGACCCACGTCGGGTTCAAACTGCCACCACCCTTGACTTCCTTCTTTTTGTCCTGATACTCCACTAAAGCGTCCAGTCTCACTCCGTATTTCTCTCCCGTCGTGTTGCTCTGACGATAGTATTTGCCGTCCTTCTCCTTGATCGTTCCGCTGCCCCCCTTGTAATCTCTCGCGCTCGGTGTGGGTAGCATTTGAGCCACTCGCTCCTCCAATCTCCCTTTGTCCACTCCTCTCTCTTTGACGTTGTTCAAGTCCTCTGACATCGCTGCCGATGCTCTCGGTGTCGGCCACATCTTCTCTGCCTCTTGTACTGCTAAAGTCAGAGGTTTGCCCCCTTGACTGTATTTCTTTATTCTCTCCGTTGCCGAGTCTTGTGTTGGTGTCGGCCACATTAGATTTGGATGCGCTACTTGATCGTTCAAGCTGATCGGCATTTTCTTTTCTAGTTTCATCTTCATCCGCTGCTCCGAGCTCGCCCCTCGATCGCAGTGTGCGTCTGGGGTTCTCCATAGCTGCATTGTCTTCGGATCCACTTGTTCCCTCAAATTCGACGGACCCGTTCTGCCTTTTCTCTGTCCCTCCATTAATTTCCTCGTTCCTTCTTCCGATCTCGGAGGTAGGTGATCCATTGTATTTGGAGTTGCCCACATCTTCGGCTGCAGTTGTTCCTTGCCCTCCACTAATTCTGCTAGACCCCTGCCGTATCCCTCCGTTGTCCTTCCAGGTTCGTTTGCTCTCGGTGTTGGAAACATTACTTGTTGATTCAAAGGTGGCACTTGTCCCCCTCCAGGATGTTTCTTCCTTGGTTGTTGAATGTTGTTCGAATCGAATGTTGTCGGAGTTGACCATAGATTCTTCTCTGTTGGCAACAATCCAGACTCTTTCTCTCCGATGGGGAGCACCGACGCTTGCAGCTGGAATAATGAACGGTTGAACTTCGTATCCTTCGCTTTCCAAGTCAGTGCACACAGTCTCGAAGACCACGCCGTCTTGGATGTTAATAATTCCTCTGACATTCTCGCCAATAACGTACCTCGGTTTGAATGCTTTGATAATGCGAAACATCTCTGGCCAGAGATGTCTGTCGTCACTCGTTCCTTTTTGTTTGCCTGCGACCGAGAACGGCTGGCACGGGAAGCCACCCGTGATGATGTCTGGGAATGGAGTTCCGTCTTGTTTGAATTTTTCTTTTGTAATTTCTCTAACGTCTTCATATACTTTTATTCCTTTCCAATGTTTATCTAATATTAATTTACTAAACTTATCATTATCACAAAACGCAATTGTTTCAAAATGCCCTGTCCTTTCTAACCCTAAACTAAATCCACCAAGGCCACTAAACAGATCTAATATTTTATACTTTTCTTTCATTACTTACCTTTCGTTTTATATAAACACGTATAATGTTAAATATATCGGATAACCTTACTTGATTTTTTCTAAGATTGCAACCGACACAGCAAAAAACTAAGTTGTCTAACACATAAGTTTTAGTTGCATCTAATCTATCGATAGAAAAATTTGTAATAATTTTAGGTCCACGACCATTATACCCTCGCTTCTTGTTGCCCAACACTCGTTTATAAGTCCAAGGCTCTTTGCAATACTCACAATTTCTTCCGTGGTCTTGAATATATAACATTAGCTCTGCGTATATTTCTTCTTTGGTGCACTCTGGTTTCCATTTAAGTCTTGCATTTTTTTTCTTATATCTATAAAATACGCCGTTAATTACTTCCATTACATAGCCTCTTTCAGTGTTCATATACTTATGTTCGGCTAAGGCAATTTTCTCTTTATTTTCAAGTCTATACACAGCTTTTCGTTTTCGATCACACGGCTTGCAACAGAAATTATATTTTCCGTTATGACTCTTATAAAATTCTTTTAAAGGTATATCTTTATTACAAAGATTACATTTTTTATTCATATGGTTTTAAGGGGGGCGTTACACCCCCTTAATAATTTAGTATCCGTCTTTACGGATACTTATTTTTTTAGATTTTAATTGATTATAATTATAAACAGCTAATAACCCTTGCAAAGCTTCTTCTTTACTAGAGGCTCCATCATATTTTCTTCTGTATTTTTTTATTTGATATACAGCAGAGTCATGGTTCCATTTAGGTTCAGAACTTAACTTACAATAGGATCTGCAAAACCTGTCGCTACCCACTAGATCGGGTGCAAAAGCTTTTATTTCAGAAAGTATTTTAGCTATAGCTTGAGCTCTAGCTAGATTACCTATTTTATAAGTTCCTTTTCTAAAGGAAATTAAACCTTGCCCTGTTAATGATGTGCCTGTAGATCCACCTCCTCCTGTACCTTCTGATAAAAGTACAATACAAGTAGTCAACTTTAAGTCGTGTTCTCTCATAAACTTATCTACTTTTTGATAAGTCTCATGGTTATGCCACTTGTTGTCAGAAAAACACCTTAAGTAGTCATGTAACTTCCAACTCTTTTGAGTGTTGTTCATTAGTATAACTTCGTTAATAGAAGTTTTATAACTAATGAGATACATCACAGGTATTTTTAGTATTCTACAAGCATCAAATCTGTGCTGCCCATCTATTATTTCAAAATTTTCATTGATAATAATAGGAGTGAGTTGCCCACTATTTTGAATACTGACTACTAACTCATTAACGTGTTTGTCGTTAACGACTCGGTTTTGTTCAAGAATAGAAAACTTTTCATAATCTGAACTTTTCATTACATCAGAGTTTATTTTACTATCTTTCCCCTGATCATATACCTTATACTTTTGCCCCAACATCGGCACAAAAGATAAGCTTTTTGGCTGTATGTTATTAACAACATACTTTTTTCTTTTTTTGGACATTTCTGCCTTTCGTAGTTAATTGCATAGACTTTGTTAACGTGTCTATGTTTGACGTTATCTCTGGTTTTTTATCACCAAAAATTCTTTTATAACCTTCATCATAAGCCTTGTTACTTGGCCTTGACTTTCCATCCCATTTTTCTTTCTTTACCATAATTTACTCTGGGTTTACTATTTGTTGTAACAATACAATTCTATTTTCTGCTTCAATAATTCTATCAAGATGTTGTTCAACTTTAACTAATAAGCCAACAGACAATTGTGATGGTAATGAGTCATCAGTTTCCATTTCTAAACATTTTCTAATTTTTTTTTCTTCATCTACAATAGTATTATACTGTCTTTTTATTACTCTTTTTGCTGTCAGATTGTTCATTTTTTTCTCCTTTCTTTTTTAAACTTTTTATTTTAATTGAGTCAGATACATTTCCCGATACTGAAACTCTAGTGCAATCACTTTTAAATGGAAACACCCAATGCTTTAACGATGCAGGAAATATAAACATATCTCCTTCTTCTGGAAAAGCTGAATGGTGAGTTATATAAGTTCTAGGTCCCTCGCCATATATAAAAGTTATACCTCCAGGTCCCGCTGAACGACCTTTATAAGCTGCTCGCTCCTCCTTCAAAGCCTCTGGCATAGTTAAATAAATAACCCAAGACAAAGCTCCACCGTGATCGTGAGGAGGATTAAAGTCACCTGGTCTTTGAAAGTTTGCCCACAGAGAGTCTAGTGTGTATTGTTCTTTAAAAGTTTCAGGGGTTGAGCCTACCTCTGGCGACCATTTAAATTGTGCGTCAGCGTACATGTTAAACATTTGATTAAAAAAAGGTAAGAATATTTTCTTATCTCTAAAACCAACTTCTTTATTAACTACACCCGCTAGTTTTGATTCAAAATTTTCTGTACTTGCCTCTGCTTCGCTTAAAAATTTTAATCTTAAGTCTTCTGGTATTTTTGTTTTAACTAACAAAGGTCCCCATCTAAACATTTGATATTTTATTTTAAATTTTTTTT